GAGTTAAAGGAAGATATAAAAAAATACGGCAAAGAGTTCTTCAGTAGAGTAATACTAAGTCTTCATGAGAAGAAGGGAGATTGTAACTTTGAGGAGACCAAGCAGTTGTTTCTAAATAATGTCTTGAACGAATCAATGGAGGATGGAACTCCTCTTTATTATAATTCAAATATATTATCCAGATATTTTAAAAAGGATTATTTTAATAAATAGTTATAACACTAACATACTTAGAGGTGTAGCATGAATCATGTTCATCATATAGTTCCAAAACACATGGGTGGAACAAATGATGATAATAATTTGATAGAGTTACCTATTTGGGCTCATGCAGAGATACATAAAAGACTTTGGGAAGTGTATGGAAAATTGGAAGATAAACTTGCTTATTATTCTCTTATTGGAAAAACAGATGAAATTGAAGAATTAAGAATAAAAATAGCAAAAAGAAAATATCAAGAATGGTTGTCTGGAAATAAAGATGAAGTTGAAAAATGGAAAAATAATATTAGTAATTCTTTAAAAGGTAAAAGGTATTTGTCTGACGAACATTATAAAAAAGTTGGTGAGATGTTAAGAGGAATTCCCAGAACAGAGGAAGTTAAAAATAAAATTAGTATGTCTAAAAGAGGAAAGTCTATACCTCAACCAAAACAAATGAAAAAATATGAAATTATTAAACCTAATGGGGATATTTTAATTGTTAGTGGATTAAATCAATTTTGTGAGAAAGAAGGTATTAATGCATCCAATCTTTGTGCTGTAGCAAAAGGACGACTTAAGCAGCATAAGGGGTATGTTGCAAAAATCTTGGGATAGTGCTATACTGCGTTCATATATAACTGTAATGTTATGGAAACTTTGGAAAAGACCCTTCAGGTGACCCATGAGTGGGCAGTTGACAGAATGCACATTTTGTGTGACATGAAGACGGATGACGTGCTAAAATCTGCAGAAGATGCTCATGCGATCCAGTCAGAGTTTGCCGAATGGTTAGACCCTAATCTTGAGGATCATGAAATTTACTCACTCGAATATCTTGGAGACAATGATTAAATCACTTTTTGGAATCGGAGTTCTTGCAAGTATATTTGCAATTCCTTCTCCACCAGAACCTGAACAAATCAAAGTGACAGAGGAACCAGAACCTGTAGAAGAAATTCTTATTGAAGAAGAAACTTGGAAGTGCCCTAGTTGTACTCCCAATGAACAAGTTGTTCTGGCAGCACTACAAGAGCACACAAAGATCTCTGATCGTAATGCTCTTGCTACAATCATGGGAAATATTCAGCAAGAATCTAGATTCATTGCTAATATTTGTGAAGGTGGTGCTCGTGTTACTTACGAGAACTGCCTGAGAGGTGGTTATGGATTAATTCAGTGGACTTCTATCAATCGTTATAGGGGACTTGGAAACTTTGCAGTAAAGTATGATTGCAATCCAAGTGAATTAGATTGTCAAGTTCGTTGGATGATTAATGAACCTATCTTTCAAAGAGTTCTTCCACAATTTGAAGGTGGTGGACAAACAGTGTCCTATTATATGAAACCTGCATATTACTGGTTAGGATGGGGTATTAAAGGTAATAGAGAAATCTATGCATATGACTACACTAAGAAAATGGTATGGGTATGATTTTAAAAGCAATTAAAAAAATAATTCATAAGACAATTCCTGCTCCTAAGTATCTGAAAGATGATTCTTGGTTTGGTCCGGCAGTCTTATCTGCACCTCAAATGTCTATCAAAGAAGCATATGAACATGCAGTATATGATAATCAAGTATTACCTGAAGAAGATACAGTAGAACCAAAAGATATTCATGAGGTGATTTATAATATTGCTACTTGTAGTGGCAAAACTACTACACAACTGAATCCGACTGGTGTTGGAGGTTGGCAATCTGGAACTGGTTGGGATCAATTTAGATGATTGAAGATTGGCGTTATAGTGAACAGAAGTTGAAACTTCGTGAGTCTGCACTTAAAGTTCTTCTCACTAAATATGGTAGTCAACTAAAAGAATCATTACCACAATACAGTAATCAATCAATGTATGAATGTACTCATGATTGGGTATCTCAGGGTAATGTAAATACTAATGGTATTATTAAATATTTTGAGGCATATTACAAATGAAAAAACTGTTACTATCTATTCTCGGATGTGCCGTACTGACTGGAACAGCATATGCTGGAGATGAAAAAATAACCAGAGGATACAATAGTAATGATTCTTTAGGATGCATGATGTTACGGGAATGCACCGATAATGTTCAAAGAATCTCAAGTATCAAAGATATTCAAGATAGTTATCCCAACTCTGATTATTCTGCTGTTGCTACTGAGTTTAATGAGATGTTGGACTCCCTTGATAAGATCGGAGTTATGGTTTTTTTAGGAGATCAAAAATATTTTCCTATAGGTAATCGTGGGGTCTATCATACTGTAAGTAATAATTTCTTCCTGAATGATGCATTCATGGGTAGACAATCCACATTGATGAGTGTGGTTAGACATGAAGGATGGCACGCTGCACAGGATTGTATGGCAGGAACAATTAATAATTCACTGATTGCTATTATTCTTCCTGAGGATGATGTTCCTTCTATTTGGAGAGAAATTGCAGAAAAAACTTATCCAAAATCTGTTGTTCCATGGGAAGCAGAAGCATCATGGGCAGGTAGAACTGAAAGGATGACTGCCGATGTTCTTGCAGCTTGTGCTGGTGGTAAGATGTGGGAAATATACCCTCCCACGCCTTTGACCCGCGAGTATCTTGTTAAAGAAGGTTACATTACTAAATAATAACATCCTAAACAGATAACCTACCAAGAAGAGTTTTGCGAAATTTCTTGTGTTATAATGGTGAACTCTTTGTTGGATAACCAAATTCAAGTATGGCATCTTTAACTAGAGATATACTAATCAAGACTATTGTTGCCGAAGAAATGAAATTGTGCGATAGTTCTGATTATAAAGAACAATTACAAAAAACATATCACAAATGGGAACATGAATCTAGTGATAAATTGTGCCAAAAATTTAATCAAATAGAAAAAACAAATATTACAGTTAACCTTCTTAAACCATAAATATAAGAAACTTGCTGATTTTCAATGTCAGAAGAAGTTAAGAATCGAGAAACAAAAAATAAAAGTATTTTTGGTAAACTTAAAAATTCTGTTGATGATAAAGAAGAACAATTGGAGATATTATCAACTTTTGTTCGACTTGCTATTTTAGTATGGAGTGGTGGAATACTCACACTTGCATATATTAAGTTGCCTGTTGCTTTAGGTATTCCCGAACAGAAACTTGATCCCACTTTTATTGCGAGTGTATTTACTGGAGTTTTAGCAACCTTTGGTGTCCAAGCTGCAAAGAAAGCAGGAGAAAATGGTGGTAATGGAGGTGGAATTAGTAAAGAAGATCTTGAAAAATTAATTGATGCCGCTGCACAAACTGCACCTGCTCAAACTATAAGAGTAGAACAGGGTCCAATTAGAATTGCAAATGGTGAACCACCTATTAAACCTGTACCAATAGATCCTCCCAAACCTCCTTATTCTCTATAATAAATGAACTTATTATTGCGTCCTCTTGATAATGTTGCTGATCCTGTATGGTCAGTGATTATATGTGTAATTCTGGCATTGGCACTTGCATTAGTTATGGTGATAAATATACTTCAGATGGCTTTTGCAGAGTTAGAAGATGGCAGGACTGACACCACCAAGTAGGAAGTCCTGCTATAACTTTCGAGTTACAGAAATAAACAGAGTCCTTGATGGAGATACGATTGATGTAACAATTGATTTAGGTTTCGACTTATACAAAAAGGAACGTGTAAGGGTAGCGGGTGTGGATACGCCGGAGAAAAGAACAAGAAATCTAGAGGAGAAGGCATTAGGACTTGATGCTACTAACTGGATGAAAGAAAAACTAGAAGGTGCAATTGCAGGGGAAGATGAGTTATCTGTTAGAACTGAATTGGTTGGTGGTATGGGTAAGTACGGTCGCCTTCTTGGTTGGTTATATATTGGAGACGCAGAAGTATCATTGAATGAGCAAATGATTACTGAAGGATATGCTCATGCCTATGATGGTGGAACCAAGGATATGAACCTAGAAGCACTTCGTGAAATTAGAAGGGCACATGGTACTTTAGTTGAATGATGAGTACTTTATTTGTTATAGTTTTTATTTCACTACTTACTATCGGAATGTCGATGGTTGGAAACAAAACTGCAATTAAACAGGAAATTCTAAAATGCAAAAATTAGTTAACGGAATCGCATTACTTTCAGGACTGGTATCACTATCTATTGTTAGTGTCGGAGCATATCTTTATGTTAATAAGGATGCAATGATTGAGCAGGTAAAGGAACAAGCAACAGAACAAATTACTAAAGCAATTACTGAAGCACTTCCTGGTATGATTAATTCTGCATTACCTGAAATGCCTAGTATGACTGGTAATGTCCTTCCAGAATCTACACAATCAGTTCCTTCGATGACGGGTGGAGCACTGCCATTCTAATAATTTTGTTAAATACATAATAGTAAATGTGAATTCTTATGTCTGTTTCTAATGCAAAGAGAAGAAAATTGAATGTGAAGAAAAAAACAGATAATGAAAATAGATTTTTTCTTTATGTAATTTTTTATCACTTTTTTACTGGTATTGCTGGAATTTTTAAGAATGATTGATGGAAAATATTCCTAATATTGAAATAAGACCAATATCCATAAGACCGATTAGATCCATGGATATTCCTAAGTATGTAATGTCACCATCACAATCAATACCAACTGCTGCTCCTGTAACAGTTAATCTTGGTGTTCCTATTGTTAATCTTCCTGGATGTGTAGAATCTAATAAAGAGCAAAATCCAAAGAACACTGCTCTTCTTAAAGATGATCCGAATGGAACACTGACATTTTGTGATGCTTCATTGCCATCTTTTAATCCTATAGATTTTAATGCTGAGGATTATCTTCAACCATCACAAGCACCTGTCCCTCCATATAAACCTTCGGAGACAAATTTTACATCTCCTCAGATTGAAGTACCCATTATACCTAAAACTGAAATACCTATAACTAAAACTGAAGAAAAGGAAGTTATTATACAAGAAGAAAATATTAGTATTATAGATTACCTACCATCAACGGATGCAATTATATCAACTACTGTTATTGCTGCTGCTGCGGGAACTAGTGCATTAGTTGCGAGACCATTAGCAAATCTCCTGTTAAAAATTATTAGACCGATTATGAAGAAAATAATTAAAAAAGTTTCTACTAATTTTGGTAAAGAAGAAATTTTATTGAGTGTTGAAGAACGTAGAGAAATTCAAAGAGAAAAAACTGAAGCAGTAAGAGCAATTAGAAAATTAAGGGGACGTTGATATAACACCACCAAGGTCTTCTGCTTTCTTCGATACTGGTGTTGGAATAGAATGTCTATGTTGTGGAATTACTCCACCTGGATTAGTGACTATAATGTCAGCACACACTGAATAATACGGAGACTTGGGATGAAAATAGATCCCCTGTTTTTTAAGTTCTCCACAATTCTTAATTCGTGCGATCTCAAAGTCTAATCTTTTATTTGCAATTAATTGTTGTTGCAATTCTATTTGAGTTGCTGCTGCTTGTTTACATTGTTCTTGTAATTTAGTATCTAATGGTTTGGACCAGGTAGCAGAAAATCCAAGACTTAAACTATAATTATCTTTTTGACCTGTTCTTATCGGTACTTCATATAATATATCTCCTGGATTATCTAAGGATCCATCTTCATCAAGGTCTCTGAAATCATATACTGGATCATTATAAAAATCTTCAAATGGTTTCTGTGCCGATACGGCACCTGTTACATAGGGTGTAAAGTTGAGAGTGGGACCTTGACATTGTATACCTCCACCGTAGGTGTTTGTAATGTAAGGTCCCTGAAGGACTTGTATAGCTTGGTTTGTAACGGAACCTGAAGAGTTAGCAACAGGAGCAGCAGTAGCAGACACACCACCAACAGTTTCAGCATAAGAAGGAGAAGCAAATAATAATGTAATTACTGTGAGAAGATACTTGTAGTTGTTGTAACGCTGTCTAGTTCGGTTGTTCTTTGTATGATTGTTTGATTTGAAATTCCAGGCCCTTGATAAGTTTCTGTAAATTGAAATGCCTGTCCTGGTGTTGTCACTGTCCAGTTGGGTTTGTTGTTTAAATTTAGATTCGTCCATGATGAAGTCACCCCATCGATGTTATTAGATGTTGAATTAGTTCCTGGTGTTATACTGGAACCATTCATTTGAACATTGGTTCCAGTTACACTATATTGATATCCTGTATTATAATTTATAGAGTTTATAGTTTCACTTACTTTAGTTTTTGTTTCTGTTGTGGATGTTTGAGAACCTTGAGTAAAATTGGGTACGACCGGAACTGCCCCTGCAGATTGAAGCAGTCCATGTAGAATACCTAAAACTAAACTCAATCCAATTGATTCTTTCATTATCTCACTGTAATTTCGGATACGAATTGTCCTGTTGCACTTGTACCAGCACCACCAGCAGTTAGTGATCCAATAGCACCTGCAGAATCAACAGAACCTGCAAGAGTTCCTGCAACACCACCAGCAGTTGTAGTAACTTGTCCATAAGCAGGCAGAGAACTTACAACACCTGAAGAAACTGATGTTCCTGAGTTGATCACATTAACGGCATCACCTTGTGTAAATGCCTCTGTGAAGGTAATTGCTGAACCATCAGTTGTCTGTGTGTATGATCCGGCATTCATTGTTGCTGCAGAGGTAGCACTTGCAGGTGCTGTAAGACCACCAAGAGTTGCTGAAACATTACTACCACTTACAGAGTATGAACTACCAATTCTTGTTGCTTGTGATGCAGAAGCATCAACAGTTAATTGAACACTTGAAGATAATCTACTTGTAATATCGGCATGTGCTGAAGGTGCCATCAAAAACAATATACCAAAAAACAGCAGTGATTTTTTCATTTTTCGATGCAATTTGCTTGTAATTATTTAGTTATAAATAATGTGAAATAAACTTGATTTGAAATGAACGAACAACAAAATCACCTTTCGCAATTATTAGAACAGAGAAATAAATTATCTTCTGATCTGGAGGGACTCGGTAATCAATCTACAAGAACCAGAGATTTAATGTTAAAGACACAAGGTGCTATTGAATATTTGGAAGCAACCGGAGTCAAATTGCCGGAACCAGAGGTCACCGAAGAAGCAGAAGCAGAAGTGTCTGAGACGGAAGTTGTAGAAGAGGGTTGACGCACAGACCAGAAGGCATTATAATAAACATGTTGAGATTGCTCATAAAAAAGCAGTATCAACCTTTGAGGGAGACACTTTAATAAGTGTTATAAACTCAAAAGAAAACTTAATGGCATTATGTCCTAATTGCCATTGGGAGTATGATCACAATCTGTGATTAGTTTGCCCCGTTAGCTCAGGAGACAGAGCACGAACCTTCTAAGTTTGCGGTCGGGGGTGCGAATCCTCCACGGGGCGTTGGTCCTTATGGACCTTTTAATCCCCAATAGCTCAGTTGGAAGAGCGCAAAACTGTTAATTTTGATGTCCTTGGTTCAAGCCCAAGTTGGGGAGTTGACAAGAACTCAATCTTGTCTTATACTACTTCTTGTGTGAAGGAAGATGCGTTGGGAGAGCAATCTCCCACTCTGCGGAATTAGTTTAGAGGCAAAACTAAAGGTTTCCAACCTTTCGTCACCAGTTCGATTCTGGTATTCCGCTTTCGGGTTATCCGAATATCCCGAAAAACAAAATGAGTATATATACTCTGTTACTTAAGTAACAATTCACAACAGAACCAGTCGAGGTTCTTAACATCTGCGGGTAACCATTCCGCAAGTAAAAAACGAGGAAAACAAATGTTTAAAACGACTATCGCTGCAGCAGCTGCTGCTGTTGCTCTTGCCCCTGCTGCTGCCCTAGCCGGACCCTATGTCAACGTCGAAGCTAATTCTGGTTGGACTGGTTCTGACTACGGCGGTACTGCCACGGACCTTCACGTTGGATATGAAGGTGAACTGGGTGAATCTGCTTCCTACTACATTCAAGGAGGAGCTACTGTAGTCTCCCCTGATGGTGCTGAAAGTGACACTGTTCCTTCTGGTAAGGCAGGTCTCGGTCTTGCACTGACTGATGCACTGGGTGCATATGGTGAAGTATCATTCGTTGGTTCAGGTGACTCTGACATCGACCGTGGTTATGGAACTAAGTTGGGTCTGAAGTATTCCTTCTGATATAGACATATAGACATCTAGATGTTCGGGGATCCTGACGAGGATCCCTTTTTTATGATTAAAAAATTGTTATTAAATTTATGAAACTCAAAGCAATTGCAGCAGTTGTTGCTGCCACTCCATTGATGGTGGCATGTGGTTCGGGAGAAAGCACTACATTCAGACTTGATGCAGCAGGTGCTACATTCCCTGCACCATTATATCAAGCATGGTTTCAAACTATGGCAGGTGAAACCGGCAATCAAGTAAACTATCAAGCAGTTGGTAGTGGATCTGGTGTCCGTCAGTATATGGCTGGCACAGTTGATTTTGGTGCCAGTGATGGTGCTGTAAGTGATGAGAAGCAGGACATTCCAATGGTTCACATTCCTATGATTGGTGGTGCTATTGTTCCTGCATACAACTATCCTGGTTGTGAAGTCAAGATGACACAGACACAACTTGCTGATGTATATCTTGGTAAGATTACTAACTGGTCTACCTTTGGATGTGAGAGTAAAACTATCGTTCCTGTATTCCGTTCTGATGGTAGTGGCACCACAAAAGGTTTCACTAACTCACTATCAGCATTCTCTCCTGAATGGAAAGAGAATGTCGGCACAGGTAAGGCAGTAAAGTGGCCTGCTGGTGTTGGTGGTAAAGGTAACTCTGGTGTTGCCGCACAAGTGAAGCAAGTTCCTGGTGCTATTGGTTATCTAAACTATGGTTATGTGAGTAGTGGTAAGTTTCAACAAGTATCCTTACAAAACAAGGAAGGTAACTATGTCAAAGCAAATGCTGAAACATCTGCTGCTGGTTTGAGTATGATTGTACTGGACGACCAACTTCGTGGTGCTGATGCTAACCCTGCTGGTGCCAATGCATACCCTATTGTCTCCCTTACTTGGATTCTAGCGTACCCCGAGTCTAAGACTGGTGTGAAGGAAACTCTTCGTTATATGTTGAGTGAAAAAGCACAATCAATGTCTGATGGACTTGGTTATGTTTCACTACCTGAAGACTTGAGACAGAAAGCACTTGCTGCTGTTGACAGTATCAATTAATATTAGTATAGTGGGAGACTATCGTCTCCCTTTTTTATGAAAAAGAAAATCAAAAAGTCGGAACAAAAAATTGCAGACTGTGATAACATCTATGATATGATTGAGATACTACAGAGTCGTATTGAGGTAATAGAAAATGAACATATGCAATTGATTCGTAAGATGGGAGAACTAAATAGTCGCGTAGACGACTTTTCTGCAAATGAAAATTAATCTTTGGTACTCTAAGAGTATGAGTCAATGGAGATGGACTCTCTGTGAAGAATTTAAGAATGGTGTTACGAAAGTAGAACAACATGCCGGACAACGTGAGGAACTGCGAGATGCAATGAATGATGTTGCCAATACGGTAGAGTATATGTTAGATGATAAATAACTGAAAACTGAAGACGTATAAAGAATTATACAATGGAAAATATAAAGATTAGATGTCGTTCCTGTGGAAAGGAATTGGAAGGACATCCAAGTAAGACAGTTTCTTGTGGTTGTCCGAATATGGCAACTATTCGTGGTGATAGGATTTCGGCAGTTGACTTTTCAAATATTGTTATGTTAAACTCTTATCAACCTAAAAATAAAAAAGGAGTTCTTTCGACGGAAGATATCTTATGGCAGGAACAAAGAAAGCAACGCAAAGTTCGTAAAATGAATTTTGAGATTCGTTAATATTAGGAAATCAAAATAAGTTGACAGATACAAATTAGTAACTATTATAGCTAATATGTATTTCAATCTAAAAAACCATGGACGAGCACACCTACAATAACTGGGTGAAAGTCAAAGAGACTTTTGAGTCATCTGGGAATACCAATAATTTCTTTTATCGGAGAGCATGTGCTATAGTTGGTGGAGCACCAGATCCTATTGATAAAATGATTAAACATGATAATGGAACATCGAATAGATGAAATAAAATCAGAACATTATGTCACTCAAAAAGAGTGTCAGGAGATGATTAACGATGCTATTCGGAGACACAATAGAAACGCAGGTATTATCAGCATGTGTGTTGGGTGGGTTGTCTTATGTTTATTTGCTGAGGGCCTTCTCAGATTGATTGGAGTTATTCCACCACTATTACCATGGTTACAAATTAAATTGTAGGAGAATTTTATGAAAGTTGGAATGATTGGTTTAGGTCGTACTGGTGAAGGTATGTCCCGTCGTATGATTGAAAAGGGAATTGAAGTTTGGGGTTATAGTAGCACTAACTATGAGAATGCCTGTGGACAATATGAAGCAGGATACATTAGTGGATGTGTAACTTCTTTAGAGTATCTTGTACAAGCAGTTAAATCTGATGGTCTTAGATACACTAGTGCCGGAAAAGTTCCTGGTATCTTTCAAATTACTCTTCCAGAGCAAAAGGCAGAAGACACACTTGATGAGTTACTACCATTACTTGAGGAGGGTGATATTATTATTGATCATAGTACTACAGACATAAGAAAATGTCAGGAACTGGAACTGTACTGTTCTAAGTTAGGTATTTTATATATTTTCTCTGGGGTATATGGAGCACATGTTGCTATTGATGCTTGTTCTAAAATTTTCCAATCACTATCACCAGGAAATATAATATGACTTTAGCAGATGTCTTACTCTGGGGAACAATACCCTTTCTATGTACCACCATTTATTTCGGGCACAGAAAAGGTGAAAATGTCTACTATGAAAGTGACAAATATGACGGAAATGGAACAGCGCATTAAGATGAGGTATGCGTTTGCCATGTCTTCATTTGGTAGAATGTTTACACCAAATAAAATTACATATGAGATGAGATTATTATGTGAAGAGTGGTCTGAAGACATGAATAAAATTCCACCTGCTAAAGATTTATATCAAGTTGATCGTTACTTTTTAGAACTATGGAAAACATGGTCATTACCTTCATAGTATTTTATTCTTTATTCGGTTTATTTCTTTTTATCCTTTCAATTTTACAAGAGTAATGTTACAGTTTGCTAGGTTTTGCGGAACAGTATTAAACAATCCATGGGGTTGTGGATTCTTGGCATGGTGTCTTATCTTCGTCCCTATTATGGGAATGTGGGCAGTCCACAAATACAATTGGCAGCATTGGGCACCATTTGACAGAGGGCATCAGAGGTAGTATAATATATGAGTTGAGAAATCAACTGCGGTGTTCCCCTTTGGTAGGTTCAGGAGCAGCGGCGATAGGAACCTACTTTTACTTGACTACATAATCACAACACCTTATAATACACAGGTAATCAAAACGGACAATGGCACTGACTGAAAAATTCAAGACCAAGGATTTAGATATCCTTCGTAATGCTGCAAAAGGTGAAATTTTCTTAGATGTAAAAAGTCCAAAATTATTTAAGAAGGTTCGTAAATATTATGAATCTAATGGAGTAATTTTTTCTGGTGATCCACTTGATGATTATGAAATTATGATGGACTGTTTGTATTCTGATCTAAAAATTTCTGTTGAGGTTGTTTGATTGTAGTCATGGAGAGACTTGAAAAACCCTGGTGGAGTCATATGACCCTCTTATGAGTTTACGGCATCTCTCAAATGCCGTTGGTGCGGGTGAGTTACTACCGTCCAGTTTCTTGCTTCTGGTCAAAGAGCAAGTGGCGTGCATGGCAAGACCTTATAAGGAGAGTTGCATAAACTCTCCTTTTCTAGTATAATATATACTAGGAGTTTAGATATTTTATGTCTGATTATAAGAAGACCGCACTTGTTCTTGGTGCGGGTGGATTTATTGGAAGTCACATGGTGAAGAGACTTCGACAAGAAGGATATTGGGTTCGGGGAGTTGATCTTAAACATCCTGAATATTCAGCATCTCGTGCGAATGAGTTTATTGTTGGTGACTTGAGGGATGTTAATTTTGTAAAACGATGTGTTCGTTTTACTGGTTATCTCGGAAACTTCTACAAAGATATTATAGATAAGTTTGCCGAACCTTTTGATGAAATTTATCAGTTTGCTGCTGATATGGGTGGAGCAGGATTTGTGTTCACTGGTGAGAATGATGCAGACATCATGCATAACTCTGTGTCTATCAATTTAAATGTTCTTGAGGAACAACGTAAACTGAATGAAATTATAGAGCAAAATAAAACTAAAATCTTTTACTCTGGGTCGGCATGTATGTATCCAGAGCATAATCAACTAGACCCTGATAATCCAGACTGTCGTGAAGAATCAGCATACCCTGCAGCACCGGACTCCGAGTATGGATGGGAGAAACTCTTCAGTGAGCGTCTTTACTTTGCTTACAATCGCAACCATGGCATTCCTGTTCGGGTTGCTAGGTATCACAATATCTTTGGACCTGAAGGAACCTGGGACGGTGGCAGAGAGAAAGCACCAGCTGCAATCTGCCGTAAAGTTGCTTACCTCCCGGAGTCGGGTGGAGCAATCGAGGTGTGGGGAGATGGCTTACAAACTCGTTCCTTCTTGTTCGTTGATGAATGCGTTGAAGCAACTCGAAGATTAATGAAGAGTGACTTTATGGGTCCTGTAAATATTGGTTCTGAGGAGATGGTGACTATCAATCAACTTGTAGATATTGCTGCCGAAGTTGCAGAAAAGGAAGTTTCTAAAAATCATATTGATGGACCTCTGGGGGTTCGTGGTCGTAACTCTAACAATGATTTAATTCGTGAGAAGTTAGATTGGGACTATGAAATGACACTTAAAGAAGGTATTCGTTATACTTACTATTGGATTGAGTCTCAGATTTCTGAATCATCATCCAAATCTGACTTCCATCATTCAGTTTGATTATGAAAAAGGTTGCTTTAGTTTATTCTGGTCAACCCAGACATTTGAGAGAGTGTTTTGAAAATCATAAAAAAAATTTTTATGATATCAACCCTGATTGGGAAGTCAATGTGTTTGCTCATATTTGGTATGACAAAAGTTGGGTAGGATCTTATTTCTGGGATCAATATAAAGAACGTGGAAAATGGGACGATGACTTAATTCCATATATTGAGGAGAAATGGAATCCAAAAGCATTGGAATTTGAAGAACCGAAAGATTTTGAAAGTGATTGGGCATCCGATTCTAGATTTCCTCATCCAGTTAATAATATTATCTCTATGTTCTATAGCCTTGAGAAGGCAAACAACTTGAAAAAAACGTATGAAGAGAAAAATAATTTTAAGTATGATTGTGTTATTAGATTGAGAACAGATGAATTTTTCTATAAAGATGTTGGGTCTTTAGACAATTATAATTTAAATACCGTTAACGTTCTTGACGAATATGCACACTTAGAGTATGGTATTAATGATCATTTTGCTTTTGGCAACTCGGAACTGATGGATAAATATCTTAGTGTTTGTAGTAACCTTTCAGACATTATTGATGAGGGATCCGCAATAAATCCAGAAACATTAATTGGATGGAACGCACAAAAACATTACAAATTGCCAATTACAAAAAATAAATTTGGTTATCGACTTTGGAGGGATATGTGACAAAACTCGTTATTTTTGATTTGGATGGTGTATTGATTGATAGTAAAGATTATCATTATGATGCCTTAAATCAAGCACTTGGTGCTGAATATGCGATCAGTCGGGAAGAACATGTTAGCATCTATGATGGTCTCCCTACTAAATCAAAGCTAGAACTTCTTACTAAAAATAAAGGTCTTCCTGCAGATCAATATGATAAGATCTGGAAAGATAAACAAGATGCAACCCTCAAGATTTTTAATGAGTGTGTTGCTAAAGATTATCAACTTATGGGTTATTTCCAGCAACTTGTAGATGCTGGTTATAAGATTGCAGTTGCTTCTAACAGTATTCGTAATACTGTAAAGATTATTCTTTTGCGTTTGGGACTACTTGAGTTTGTAGACATGTACGTATCCAATGAGGATGTTGTTCGAAATAAACCATTTCCAGCAATGTATTGGAAGTGTATGACTGCATTGGGTGCTCTTCCTAATGATACTGTTATTTTAGAAGACAGTCACATCGGTCGTCAGGGTGCTTTGGATAGTAAGTGTCATCTTGTTCCTATAGAAGATCGGAAAGATCTTAATCAAAGTAAGATTGATAAAATTAAAAAAATTCTTAATGGTGATAAGAAAAAAGTAGCATGGGAGAGTAAGACGATGAATGTATTAATTCCTATGGCAGGTGCTGGTAGTAGATTTGCTAGTCAGGGATACACTTTTCCCAAACCTCTTATTGAAGTTAAAGGAAAACCAATGATCCAAGTGGTCACTGAGAATCTCAATATTAAAGCAAACTATACATTCATTGTACAAAAGGAACACTATGATAAGTATAATCTCAATTACTTGCTTCCTCTTATTGCTCCTGGGTGCAATATTGTGCAGGTTGAAGGCATTACAGAAGGTGCATCTTGTACCACTTTACTTGCAAAAGAATTCATCAACAACGACGAACCGTTAGTAATGGCAAACTCTGATCAGTTTGTTGAGTGGGATTCTAATGAGACCCTCTATGCCTTCCAAAATGGTGAGGTAGATGGTGGTATAGTTACCTTCCCTGCAACTCATCCTAAGTGGTCTTATGCCAAGTTAGGAGAGGATGGATATGTTGCCGAGGTTGCTGAGAAGAAACCAATCTCAGAACATGCTACTGTCGGTATCTATTACTGGAAGAGGGGATCTGATTATGTGAAGTATGCCGAACAGATGATTAAGAAAGATATTCGTGTCAATAACGAATACTATGTTTGTCCTGTATTCAACGAAGCAATTGGTGATGGTAAAAAGATACGCATTAAAGAGATTGATAAGTCTGGTATGTGGGGTATTGGAACTCCTGAAGATCTAAATTACTTTTTAGAACATTACAAAGGGGAAGTTTAAATTCCTTTTATTTTAAACAATTTTTATTTTAAACAATTTTTATTTGAGAAACAATGATTAAAGTCGCTGCTATTATTCCTCCATCTTCAAGAAATTTAGGAAATGAGTTCTTTGCCTTAGGTGGTATTGAAGCATTTTCTCAAACTTTTTCTCATATAGAAAAAGAAATCAGCATTATTGAATTTTTTGATAGTGGGGAAAATTCTTATGGTCAATCTAAAACTCCACTTTTTACAGATTCTACATTAGATTGGATTAAGTATGATGCTGATTTGGTCGTTTTATTTGGTGGATGTTGCTTACATACAAATCTAAAACATTTGTTTGATGCTTTATTGTCTACAGGAAAACCTTTTTTAGGTTGGGGACTTTCTCCAACTCAATATGATCAATCTGATATTGCATATGCTAAACAAGTTGCTGATAATCCAAACACACTTGCCTTAATTACTAGAGATGATATAATCTGCCAAAAAATTGGTGATTACAATAAAATCATTAGTGGAATGGACGGTGGTTTTTGGATGGGTGATTCATTCAAAGGTGCTGGTAGCAGTAGTAATTATTCTGTTGTTAATTTGGAACAGAGTAATCAACTAGATGTTACTGAATCGATGAAGACTTTTGAAGAATTATCTAAACAGAATGATGATCCAGTTTACATTGTATCAAATAATTGTGAACTGGCATATTACTTTAGACATCCAAGAAGCCTTCAAATTACTAGTGCTCAACAACTATGGTCAACATATGCTAATGCAAATTATGTTGTCACAACAAGAGCTCATACAACTATTTGTTGTTTGACAAGTGGAACGCCTATTGAATATCGAGGCATACTTGATAATCGTGTTATTGGATTGATGTTGGCAGCTGGTATAGATCTTAATGGAGATGGTGATCTTACTCCAGAACAATGTGCATCTAGAGTTCAAGAATATAAAAACTCTTTTATGGAAAAAATTAGATCTCAAGTGGATCTTTCTATCTGTGGTAAGAAGTGATGAGAGTAGCAGTTCTATTATTTGGTCAACCAAGATACTGTAATGATCCTAAACCTCAAGAATTTTTGAAAGGAATTATTGAAAAATATAATGCTGATGTATATGCACATGCCTGGTTTGGATCGAAAGCAGATTATCAAATCTCTTCTTGGGCACAGAATCCTCCGGACGGAAAGGGAATAACTAAAAATCCTGTTCCTGACAATGCTTTAGATATAATCGAAGACGTGTATTCCCCTAAAAAATTTAAGATTGATCCTCCTCAAAAGTTTGAATTGACTAAACGAGCATTTAATTTTATTTCGCAAAAATGGGATGGTCCACATGTTAATGAAAAAAATATTAGTAATATTAAGTCTCAATTAACATCTATTGGTGAAGTTGCTAGATTATATGAAGAAAGTGGTGATGAACATGATCTTTATATTCTTGCTAGATATGATGCATGGGCTGTTGGTTTTCCTGAACTAAGTGATCTTCCTACCAATAAATTTTATGTTGCAGATCATCATCCAAGATTTCCTGACATTATTCAATTTGGAGGAAGAAAATTTTTCGATTGGATGAAAAATTGTTCCGATGATATGAATAAGTCAAGTATCTATCAAAAGATATGGGAACCTTCTCCCGAAGCTTTCAAAATGCTTTCATTTTTGACAAGGCATTCATCTGATGATATAATTGGAGTTCCTATGGAAGGTTTTGTTATTAGGAGATAAATGAAAATAATTGCACATAGAGCTAATTTAAATGGTCCAGATCCTAAAACTGAAAATAGTCCAGACCAAATTGTAAAATGTATTGATGCTGGGTATGATGTTGAAATTGATATTCGATATGATTTGAAAACCAGTACTCTTTGGTTAGGTCATGATGAATCTCAGTATATGGTTACTTGGTACTGGTTAGCAGAGAAGCAAAATTACCTTTGGATTCATTGTAAAGATATTTCAACTCTTCATCAGTTTTCTGCGATGACTAGTGGATATAACTATTTTTGGCATCATGAAGATGATTATACTCTAACTAGTAAAAATAATATTTGGGCTTATCCGGGAAAATCATATACACCAAATACAGTTATTGTTATGCCGGAGTGGAATGATGTAAATTGGGATAAATTAAAGGTTACTAATTGTTATGGTATTTGTACAGATTATCCAG